TTTTTTTTTCAAGCATAGAACGGCATACGAGATGCCTAAGTGACTGTAGTTCAGACGTGTGCTCTTACGCTCATTTATATTCTTCGTCCAAGAAGTCAGACTCAATAAACTCAAGTGCAAACTTAAAAGAATTGGGATAACGCACTAGACGGACCAGAACTTCACCATCACGAATCATCGCCTCAATAAAGAGGCGTTGAGCATCCATCCATGACAGCTTACCGTCAACCGTACAGGTTCCCAAACGCCCCCATTGTCGCCATGCTCGTTCAATTTGATCGTTGCCAATCATGTCCATCGAGCCGTTGTCGTTTCGCGCCTTGACCTGAAGGGTTACACCACGCTCACCGACCACATTAGCTTTAGACAGATTTATGAACCGCCGAGCATATTCGTTGTTTCGAGAGAGATCACGCGCACGATTTCGCAGAACTTTTAGACCAGACTTCACTTCCTCATCAGCAGAATAGGAAGTTGTCACGAAGTCATTGAATAATCTGCCTGTACTTGCCCCTGCGTAGTTTCGCTTTTTAAGAGGCTTTTTTCGGAAAAAATCTAAGATTCCCATAGCTTTCCTTAAAAGCGAACTTTGATCGTTGCGCCAGTAGCTTCACCTCGGCGAATAGACTCAGCAGTTTGCTCAATCAACATTTCGCGTTTGTAATAGTCTCTCGCTTGAATGAGATCACTGAAACTCATCTTTGTGAGACTTCTTCCAGCAACTGAATAAGACGAAACGTCAGAGTCTGCTTTACCCGAGAGAATTGACTCGATCTTGCCGACCATGATCTCGGCATGAGTGCGAGGGTCAGCGCCGTTTACATCAAGATCAACTAGGATATTGAAGTTGCCACGATCAACAACGATTCTTGCGTTATCGCTGTTACGCTTAATCTCAAGTTGCCAGTGATATAGACCAGCAACAAAATCAGCAGAGCTTGTACTGGTGACTGTGAAAAGATAGTCAGAACCGCTTGCAGTTCCGACTACTTGAAACTCTGTGTTTCCACCGCCTGTAATTCTGGCTACATAAGTCGCTGTGTACAGTGAATTAGAGTAATCCGATCCTAAATCGGTGCGCTTCCAAAGCAAATAATCTCCGATAACAATAGTCTCGGGTTCTTTGCTTGGTGCATTGGCAGCGAGGAATAGGTTAGCCATTCAAGCCCCTAGTTTTTGCAAATATAACAGATTCTAACGCCATCGGTTCACAAAACTACTTTGTTGTTTTGGTCTAACCACTGGTTTTGTCGTTTTAATTTCCTCTTGAGCTTTTCGCTTAACTTCCATCGTCTTAGCCAATGAGGTTAAGTTAACATTCAAAAGAGACAAAGCACTCATCGCATAAACGCGAACATCTAACGCTTCGTTTCTTGTTCTGGTCTTAACAAATTCTCTCTTTGCAAATCCCTTGTGATAGCGAGTGGCGATTTTCTCGGCGGTTAACTGTTTGAAATACTCATCCTCTCGACCGACAGGAAAATGACAATACCCAGGTCCAGGCTCTGAGATTCTGAATCGAGAAAATAATAAAAGTTTGGCAGTGTCTACACCGACTGGAAAGAGCTTAATTTTCCCGATATTGTTTTTTGATGGTTTACCAATGATGGGTCTACCCTCACCGCCAACACCTTTGATCGCGTAAATTCTTTTACCTTCCCTTGGAGCTACGTATTTATAGACTGCCTGAGTATGATGACCGCCTGAGTCGATGCAGGTCGCTCTCACAATCATGTCTTCGCCAAGTTCATGCTCGAAAGACTGTCCTAAGAACTCGTCTAAGTCTCTCCATACCGCAGGCGCAGACGGATCGCCGTGGATTGTTTTGTAAGCAATAGACCAGGATTCTTCATCCCTGCCCCATCCAACAATTTCGGCTTCTAGTCGGTCATCCTGAACATCAACTCCAGCTGTCAATAGTAGGACGTCTTCAGGTATAGCGTCCCAATCCTCAGCTCTGTTTGCCAAGTCATACTCGTCTATCTGTTCGCCTTGTTCTTCCCAAGTCTCGCCGAGATAAGTATTAACCCATACTTTAAGGGTTGCTGGTTGCTTCTTTGCCTCAAGGAAATCTCTCACACCATCTGCCAATGGCGTCCAAGGCGAATAAAGTGCTGATAAGTGGAAACCCGCAATTCCGTTAAAGTCTGAAGTTGCAAGCCACCTACCATGTTTAATCACACGGATTCTTTCTGCCTCATCCCAAAGAGAACCACAATCAGAGCAGACATATTTAGCTGTCTCAGGTTTTCCTTCTTCCCACTTTACTTGTGCCCAGGCTAAGGTCTGTTCTGCTTCACAATGAGGGCATTTAACGTGATATTTCCTTTTGTCCGATTCCTCATAAGCCATTTCTATACGACTGGCTCCCTTATTTGTGGGAGTTGAAACCATCAAAATCTTACGATTCCAGAATGTCGCGGCTCGTTTTTTCGCAAGGCTTACCGGATCACCCTCCGAGCCAGCCGAGACAGGGTATCGATCAACCTCATCGCACAAGACGACACGAATAGGACGGGAAGCAAGACTAGAGGGACTGTTAGCACCGCAAGCAGTAATATGACCGCCAGGGAATATCTTGTGCAAAGTAGTATTGCCCGAATCCCGAGCGCGAGGGTCTTTAACAAGACTGCTAAGACTAGGACTATCCCGTAGCATAGGAGCCAAGCGATCTTTGGACCAAGTTTGCGCCATGTCCAATGTTGGCTGGACGACAAGAATAGGGGACGGGTCTTGTGCAATGTGATACCCCACTAGGTTATTGCAGATTTCGGTTTTGCCGCATTGACTGGAACTCATCACGACAACCTCTCTGACTGTCGGATCGTTGAATGCGTCCATTATCCCGCGCTGATATTCAGCCCGAGAGGTATCCCAAGAGCCTGGCTCCGCTGACGATTCAGGCGAAAGTCTCCGAAACTGATCTGCCCATTCGCTGATTTTTAAATCAGGTGGTGGCTTCAGGCTCTGAAACACCTTCGTCAATACCGTCTTCAGTGTCGGATGACAAGACAGGGTTATAGACATGGATTTCGACATTTTCAAGTTCATTGAGTGCTTCGTATATTTGTTCTTTTAACAGATTCTTAACCTCAGAGATAGACTCAGCAGAGAAAACCTCGGCAGCAGCCTTGGTTGGCAATGAGAGCAGTTTCGCCCTCATGTTAGTGGTCGCTTCCGTCCATGCCGTTTCAATATCAGAGGCTGGAATTAGCTTTTCCTCCATTTGGGCTTTTTCCATTTCCATAATGTCAGCCTTTGCCCTGGTCAGCCGCATTCTGTGTGTCGTGTAGTCATCTTCAGGTAAGTCTCTTTTTAGATTACCCATCCTCAGAAATTGGATGTATGCCCTGACCACTGGGACAAGTTCATACTTGCCACGTTCTAATTTTGGAATAACGCCTTCTTTTGCGAGTTGGTTAATCCGCTGCGGAGTCAGGTCTAACAACCTGCATATCGTGTCAAGAGATACTGTCGCTGCCATTGATTAACTCTGCTTTCTTTCCGGTGAAATCTTCCCAACGCTTAACGATCACATCACAATATTTAGGCTCAAGTTCCATAAGTCTGGCATGTTTTCCCTGTTTTTCGCAGGCAATCATGGTGCTACCGCTACCACCAAACATATCAAAAACAATTTTTTTGCCTGGGTTATCTTCTAAAGACATTTCAATCAGTTCTACTGGCTTCATAGTTGGATGGACAGTGTTCTTTTGTCTTTTGATAGTCCAAATGTCACCTCTAAGCGTTTTCTGACCACCATAATCACCATAGTAAAAAATTATTTCGTGTTGCTTGAAATATTTATCTAAATGTTGAGCAGGGTTTACTTTATTCCAAACAATCATGGCTTTTGGTTTTCTGCCAATCTTTTCCATAGCTTCTCGAAATAAATGAGAATAGTGCCAAGAACAGCAAACATACATAGTTTCGCAACCATATAAAGTTTGAATTAGAAAATCAACAAAAGCTGAATCTTCCATCTTGTCGTTTTTGATTTTGTCTCTTTTATCACTTACGTCCTGATAATCAATGTTGTAGGGAGGATCTGTAAAAATCATGTCTGGACGATCTCCATCCATCAACTTATCCACAGCATCTATGCTTGTAGAATCACCACACATCAATCGATGGTTACCTAACTTATAAATGTCACCCAGTTTGGTTTTAGGCTCCTCCGGTGTCTCCGGTACAGAATCCTCATCTGTTAAGCCCTCAACTTCTTCAGCTATCTTTTCAGCAATGTCATCTAACTCGTCCTGAGTAAACCCCAAAAGAGAAAGATCAAATTTTTCCTCTTTTAAATCCTCGATCTCCAAAGCTAATAACTCGTCATCCCATCCAGCGTTAAGTGCAAGTTTGTTGTCAGCAATGACATAAGCCTTTTTTTGTGTCTCTGTTAAGTGAATCAACCGGATACATGGAACTTCACTTAACTTCAACTTCCGAGCCGCCATGACACGACCATGACCCGCAATGATCTGCCCATCACCATCAATTAACACCGGATTCGTGAACCCAAACTCCTTAATTGATGCCGCAATTTTGTCTACTTGAGCCTCAGAATGAGTCCTAGAATTCCTTGCATAGCTTAACAAATCCTCGGTTTTTAATTGTTCTATTTGCACTTTTTCTCCTTAAATGAAAATTGTTAATTGTTAACTGTCACTAACTTTTTATCGCGGTCGCGAAAAACCCGCAGCCAAATCGCCCCAGGAGGACCCGCGATAGGGGTAATCTCGTCACTTTCGCGTCCATTACATAACTTTTTGTATCATCTGGCTGTCTGGATTGCTCGTCTGATAGCCAGGGTCATGTTAAGACTGAAGTGTTTGTTAACTGACCGCTGTGCAATCTTATACATTGGAAACCGTGGTTGGTACTCTGTGAATGGTTCGTAGGCTGCGAGCATTTCCACGACCTTTTTTCTTGTTCGTCTGTACACCCCAGGCTCTTTGTCTTCTCTCTGACCTGCGTGAAATAGATTACCTGCTGGCTGGGCATATCTCTTTCTTGTGGCGCGTGAGATATTTCCGAATCTGTCCTTTGGTGCTTTCAAAGTAGGGACAAGAATTGCCTGCTTTTTTGGGAGCTGTTTTCCACCATAGACCTGCCAGGCAAGATACTTCTCTTGAATCTCGCCGGGAATGATTGAGGCTCTGAGGTTTGTCTTTCTGGCTCGGGTTCCCTTAAACTTTCCTGACTTGGTCATGAAGGCAGATAAAGTGAAGGGAGTCGGTCGATCAAGATATCTTGGCATTTCGTCTGTTAAGTCTTTCGCCACGTCATTTGCGGTTTCGTTAAGTGCCAGACTAACAGCATAAGGCAGTTGTTCAGTGTGAATTCTTGTTAACTCTTTCTGAACGTCTTGAATGTTAATCTTAACATCTATTTGCATATTGCCTCCGAAAAAAAGGGGGAACCAGTCCCCCAACCGCAGACTGATCTAGGGAGGAGAAACCCACAGCATTGGTCAAGCAATTATTACACCTTCGGGATAGGAATGCCAGAAATCCATTCTCTATTTAAAACAAGAGTCTCAACCGTCTTTCTGTGAGCGTTAAGCCACATTTCCTTTCTTTGTTCCTTTGTTAAGTTAGACCCTTGATCTATTTCAAAGTGACACCTGAGACACAAAGCAGCCGTGTAAATATCGCTTGCCTTTATACCCCTGCCTTTTCCATGTTCTGCCCAGTTTGAGTGACTTGCCTGGACCCCTTCACTGTTGCCACAATGTTGACANNTACATCATTTTTTTAACATTCTTTTGACAATCCATTGTGTAAATAGTTGGATACATACACCAAGCATTATTAAGCAGAAATCTTTAAGCATTTTTAGCTTTTAGTTTGGCTTCGATCAGAGTGTAAAAACTCCCCCACCCATCGCCTTTCTGCATCCATGCGTTGTACAACTCTTGTTGCTCCTCATCAGTCAGCCCAACCCACGGCAGTTCAATCACATCGTGACCAGCTTGCTTGTAGGCTTCGGCTCGCCACCTTGCGGCGCGGTTCTTGTGGTATTCACAGTTTGGGCAGTTTGTCATGACGCGTACCCATCCATAATAAATTTGTTCTTGGCTTCTTCCAGCGCACCGATAACCATCAGGCGGTCTGAGGCAGTGGATGTCTTAATCTTGAACTGGCCTCTGTCTTTCCAAAAGCACAACACAAGCACTGTGTCTGGTGCTTCGTCTATGGCCTCGTTTAATACCGCCCTGGCTTGCACCTTGTGGTGGTCAGGTATGGTCAGTGTTTTTAGTTTGCTCATGCGTTCTTCTCCTTGAGTTGTATCTGCGCCCAATGGACGCCATCTCGCCATGCGCCAGCGGTTTGACCATAGTGGTTGGACTGAAGCAGTCCTTGATCTATCTCGGCAGGGTCTAGGGTTTTCCACTCATGCTTTGGTTGCACCAATTCAGTTGCCGCGTATGTCATGGCTTGACCTAGCTTTTTAACCAGCACTTGCTCAATCAATGGCACGATGGCTTCTTGCAGCCACTCACGCAAGGCTTCCTCTTGTTTTGGCGTCATGTGTTCTTCTCCTTGAGTTTGGCTTTGATCTTGTAGTCCTTGAACACGACACCTTTTCCGGCATCGCCAACTTTGCAGTCACGCACCCACACGCGCTTGCTGGTTTTCTTAATCGTGCGCCAGTGACCTCGTCGGTTGTGCAATCGCGGGCTGGCGTGGGTGCCACCTTGATGCGGCATTTTTTCAGTGATGGGCGCGACATCTACCGTGCGCCAATCAAACAGCACCGGCCCTTTGCCCTTGGTGGCCCGCTTGCTGTTAATGAGCGACTTGCGGGCCATCGGCACGTGGGCTTGCGTGGGATTCTGCAATCCTCGAAGGAAAGTGCTTACGATTGCCATTGTCGGCATGTACTGCGCCCGCTTGGGCGGTGTGTCCTTGACGCCGTAGATGCGCGTCCCCTCTGGCGTGTTTATGTAGGAAAACGGCTCAATATCTTGCGGGTACGCTCCGACAAACAACAGACCACCCACAGCAACAGACTCAATGCCGCCAATGAGCGACAACATGAACTTGCTTCCGTCTGCATCGCGTCCGACCACGACCGTGCGCTGATAGGGCAAGCAGAACATTTCATCGTCGTTCACAAACGCACCGTCTAGCGGCAAGTCCCCAACGTCAAACCAGTGGTAAAGCTCAGGGTCGGGGGCAAATTTGACTAGTTCAGAGATGAGAGGGGTCATGTGTTCTTCTCCTTAATGCCGTGGGCGGCTTCGCATTCAAGCCATCCAAGTTTGAACATCTTGCCTTCGGCTTGGGTCATTTCGCATGGCGATTGTGGTGGCAGCGGCTTGCGCCGTGGTGGGGTGGTGTAGACCTTGTCGCCTTTCTTGAGGCTGTAATCACCAGTGAATGAATAAATGTTGCCAAGTTTGCCTGTGATGGTTATAGCCACAGGCTCCTGCTCTGGCTGTGCCAAGGCTTCTTTGATGGCGGTGATGGTGTCTTCAATTTTGAAATATGGCGAAAATCTTTTTAAATCTTCCAGCGCCAGCTTCAATGCTTCTCGTTCTGTCATAACTACTCCTTAAAAGTGATTCCGTTTTGTGTTCCCCAAGCTAAAACCCATTCCGTGAATTCGCTTGCGTCTTGCTTACTAAACTTTCTGCTTTGTAAACCTAGCTGAACAAGCCTTTCTCCGTCCAAACTAGGTACAACCTTACCCGTTGATCTACCAGTTTCATGCGCCCATTGGTCGATCAAGAAACGCTTAAAACTCTCAGTATCCCATTGCGCTCCAAAGTGCTGCGCCTGTTGTGCAATTTGCCCTATGAGCGCGTGAAACATCGAGTTTTGGTCAATGCTTCTGTTTTCCTCTTTGATTGTTAAGGTTAACACATTTCCAGACTGCAATCTAGCTTTTATTCTTGGCATCAGGTCTAGGATCGTCTGGTGAGCCTGTTGGTAGTTATAGAGTTTGAAATCAGCCATTTTTAATTCACATATGGATTTACTGTATGAAATTTTCTTGCTGCTTCTATATATGAATTTACAGCATCAATTTTTTCATCAAAAAAACCTAAAAATATTTCTTTCTTGTTATTCCAAATTCTTGCTCTCCATTTATTATTATTTTTTGACCAAGAAACACCTTTAAATCCAGAGGTATTGTTTTTGTTTAACAATCTATTTTCTGAATTTTGTTTTTGCGTTATTTCTCGCAAATTTGATAATTTATTATCAAATCCATCTCTGTTTATATGATCTATAACATTTTTTGGAAAATATCCGTAGATATATAACCAAGCTAATCTATGAGCTTTATATAACTTATTTATTGGCTTATTTAATCGAATTACTATGTAACCAGTTGAATGTTTTGTGCCAAGTATTTTTTTGTCTCTGTTTCTTACAAAATGTCCAGTGTCAGGATCGTATGTAAGATAACTTTTTAAGATTTCTTGAGTAATCATAAACACCTCATCATGGCATTTGTCATCACTTGAAGGCAACAGCAGGACGGTGATGAATCGTCTTTTCCCCCGCTAAAGGTAGCTGTTAACATATTTATATCATATTTCTTTGATTAAAACTTCAACTGCTGCAATCTCAGCGTATGTTTTTTTTGCATGAAGTTCAACAACCTGTCTATCATCCTTGTAGACAATTCCATTCATACCATCCAGAAAAGCCTTGGCAATGTTGTCAATGTCTGTTTTGTTGATTGGTTTTTCTTGACCAGATAAACAAGCCTCAGTGCGTTTTTTTGAGTATGACGCTGGTACGCTATTCCTGATGTATAAAAAAACCTCCACAGGCGTTTCTAGTGGCTCTGTTGCGCCCATTGCTGCCTTGGCAAACATCTTTATCTCGTCTTCGTAAGATTTTGTTTTGGCAGGCGTGTAAGTTTGGACAAAGTTTCCGATCTTGCGAAACCTGGGTCGGGCTTTTCCTTGTGGTGGTCCGTAGACAGTGAAGTTAACCATTAGCATGATTACCTCTTGCTCGGATGGTGGCGGCGCAGTTATTTGCCGCAGAATTCCATTCAGGAGTTCCGTTAATGTGGTCATCACACACTTTCGCACATGCCTCACGCTCGGCAGCAGCTACAAGGTTTGCAAAGCGCCGTAGTGTTCCATAATCGCCGTCCATGCCAACAAATCCAGCTTCTCTAGCTATGCGGGTTATTTCATTTCTGTCCATTCAATTCTCCTAGTCTCTTTTCTACTTTCTTTCCCCACTCAGGAAAGTCCTTTTGAAAAATCTTCCCCCTATTCCTGCTGTGCCCGTTATGGTTTATTTGTACTTGGGGAAAAGG